ATCCTGCGGAAGTATTTTCAAATGTCTGATCTAAATAGCCATTGCTTGAACTACTCGCACTCACCGTCCCCGTGACAGCAAGGCCGCCGTTAAACGTAGCTGCTGCACCATTCCAATAAGCCCTTACGTTCCCATCCCCGTCCGACAGCACGACGTAGTTGCTACCTGTTGCGGAGATCGGGGCGGCAGAGCCAGTGTAGCTGCCGAGGATGACGTTCTTGCTGCCGCTGGTAACTGAGCCGCCAGAACCGTAGCCAAAGAATTGATTTCCCGTTCCCGTATTTGCAATACCACCGGCGCTATTACCAACGAATGTGTTGCTTGAATTAGCGCCTTGTAAAGAAGCCCCAGCAGAATCTCCTACTATCGTATTGTAATTCCCGGTACACGGAGTTCCTGACGAGCCTAAAGTCCTTGAGCCAAGAATTACATTGCCACCGCCTGTAAAATATCTTCCAGCTTCATGACCTACTGACGTATTGTAAACGCCAGCGGTGTTGCTATACCCTGCCGCGTAGCCCAGAGCGGTGTTGTAGGAGGCGGTGGTGTTGGCGTTAAGCGCCTGATACCCTACGGCAGTATTATTTGAGCCTGTGGCGTATCTAAGTGCTTGATGACCAAGACCAGAATTATTACTTCCAGCACCCCCGTTGTAGTTAATTTCTGTACCAAAAAAAGCGTTGTAGTTTCCAGTTGTTGCGTAACCAGAACCTTCACCAAAGAAAGAATTCTGTATTCCAGTCGTGTTGCTATATCCCGCTTGGTATCCTACTGCTGTGTTGTAAGATGCTGTGGTAATTCCGTTTAATGCTTGAGCGCCAATACCTGTGTTGTAGTTTTCTACCGATGCTGTTCCGTTGTTTGGCCCAGATGCGTAGCCAATGTATGTGTTTAAAGTTCCATTACTAGAATAACCAGCGAAGTAGCCCATGCTGGTTGTATATGTTCTAGTGGTTCCTAAGTAACCCGCCTTCATACCAACATCGGTGTTTTGCGCTCCAGTCGTATTTGTATACCCCGCCTGATAACCTACAGCGGTGTTGCTGCTGGCGGTGGTGTTGGATGCTAATGATGATTCACCAACAGCAGTATTTGTCGCGCCGGTGGTGTTTGCAACCATTGAATTACGACCAACCGCAGTATTTGAACTGGCTGTTGTATTTGCGTTTAATGCACTTCTACCTAATGCGGTATTGAAATTTCCTGAAGTATTTGAATAAAGCGCAACAGTTCCCAAGGCTACGTTTGCAACACCAGTATTACTATAACCAGCTTGATATCCACCGAAAAAATTATTTGAACCAGTATTTAAGTATCCAGCTTGATATCCAATGGCGACGACGGCAGTGCTTGCTGTACTTGTATATGCTGCCTGATATCCAAAAGCGTCTACTTGCCCAATAGTATTACTGTATCCCGCCTGATAGCCCACAGCGGTGCTGTTGCTGGCGGTGGTGTTGGAATAAAGTGCGCCAACACCTAAAGCACTGTTGTTATTTCCGGTCGTGGATAAGTTTAACGCGCTATAGCCAACGGCTACGTTGTATGAGCCAGTGGTATTGTTGCTCAATGTGCGTGAAGCAAATCCTGCGTTCTGAGTTCCTGTTGTGTTTGCGCTTAACGTAGACTCACCAAACGCGGAGTTTAAATCACCGGTCGTATTTACAAATAATGCGCTTTTTCCAAACGCAACATTTTGACGGCCAGTGGTATTTAAATTAAGAGCACCAGAACCAACGGCGGTGTTTAAATCGCCCGTAGTGTTTGAATAAAGGGCGCTATCACCAACAGCAGTATTTCCACTTGCAGTGTTGTTTTTTAATGCTTGGTAACCAACCGCAGTTTGTGAAATTGTTACGCCAGCATATCCAGCTTGGTAACCAATGGCGGTTATGTTGTATGTGGTGTTGTTGTATCCGGCCTGATAGCCAACAGCGGTGCTTCCGCTGCCGGTGGTGTTGGAATATAAAGAATACCAACCCAATGCTGTATTGCTAGCGCCAGATGTATTGCCGTTCATGGAAGCAAAACCAACGGCGGTGTTGTTTGACGCCGTATTGCTTGCCAAGCACAATGAGCCAACAGCAGTTACTTGGTTGCCTGTAATGTTTGTTGCGTTGGCTTGGTATCCAATAGCGGTGTTGCTTGAACCTGATGTGATGGACTGGCCTGCTTGGTAACCAAATGTAGAATTAAATCCACCAGTAGCCGTAGCCGCCAAAGCACTAGCACCCACCGCCGTATTCGTCGATACAGCACCCCCGCCACGGCCTACGGTCAGACCGTATATGGTTGCGTCTAACGTGCTACTCAGCGTTCCCGTGACAGCAAGGCCAGTGGAGGAGAAAGCACCTACAGTCGCAGAATTGACGTTAATATTAATTGGGTTTGTGGTTACTGTGTTTAACACTAACGCACTAGTAGTTGCTTGAATTCTCCCCTGCTCAACGGCAGAAGAATCATAAAATGAAGCAATAGAACCACCTGAAACCAAAACAGCGCGAAAGCCCGACCCTGCGGAAGCCGTAACCGTAGTAGCCGAAACCGTTGTCGGCGTGGTTGCGCCTACGGTGCCGTTGAGAGGGCCAGAAAACCCCGCAGCAGTCAGCGTCGTGCCGTTAAAAGTCAGGTTGGCAGAGTCTTGCAGCAGACCCGAAGTCCCCGCATAAGGAACACGGCCACTGGTCAACGTCCCTACGGACAAGGACGCAATGTAGTTTTCAGCATTTACAATGTCCGTGCCGTTGGACACCAAAACCACCTTTTTGCCATTGGGCACAGATACGCCGGTCTGACCAGACACTTTAACGGTTACGGCAAAGCCGCCCGTGGTGTTGTTGTAGATGAAATAAAGCTTCTTGTTCGCCGGGACAATCAAGCTGGTCGTTGAAAACGTCAGCGCCCCCGTCATCTCAATGAACATGTTCCGCGCTACACCCGTGGCACCATTTGGAATGGTGATCGTGGTATTGGCACTTGATCCGTCCGTGATGGCCTGCGTTACATAGCCACTGATGGCCTGCTCCAGCAGAGTGCCCAAGTTTGTATTGGTCGTGTCACCCCATGTGTTGGACTGTTCGCCCGTCGCCATCAGGGTCAACGCAAGATTTGTAGAGTAAGTAGCCATTTGTCACCTATGCAGCAAGTTTTGTCCACACAGGGCTCTGCGTGGAAGTGTTTTCAGACCATGTCGGACTCAAAAGGCCACTGTCCGCATTCCATACCGGATTATAGACGTTTTGGGACCGAGTCCAAATCAATACAGAATGCACCGACCCGGTAGCAGAAACCCCTGTTACAACTTTACCTATTTCAATTGCAACGCTATTGACCGACCCAGTGGCCGAGACCCCCGTGACATTCACTATCGTGGTGATAATCGTTGAAACACTGTTGATTGACGCCGTTCCAACCAACCCAGAAACCGCTATCGAATCGTCAACCTGCACCGCAACGCTGTTGACCGACCCGGTGGCCGAAACTCCAGACACGCTGATGCTGTCGCCTACCTGAATCGCAACGCTATTGACCGACCCCGTCCCAACCAATCCAGACACGCTGATGCTGTCGCCTACCTGAATCGCAACGCTATTGACCGACCCAGTTCCAACCAGACCTGAAACACTGATGTTGTCGTCAACTCGAATTGCAACACTATTGACCGACCCGGTGGCCGAAACTCCAGACACGCTGATGCTGTCGTCAACTCGAATTGCAACACTGTTGACCGACCCCGTCCCAACCAATCCCGACACGCTAATGCTGTCGTCAACTTGGATTGCTATGCTGTTGACGGACCCCGTGCCAACCAAGCCAGAAACGCTGATGCTGTCGTCAACCTGAACCGCAACGCTATTGACTGATCCCGTTCCAACCAAGCCCGACACACTGATGCTGTCGTCAACCGTCTCAGTAACACTGTTGATTGACGCCGTTGCACTTAGGCTAGAGTTGTTCGTGCCCCAGCCACCGATGCCCCAACCGGTTACCGCATTCCAGCCGTCAAAGGCAACAGTAGCGTCGGCCACTTAACTCACCTATGCAATCTGAATAATCGCCGTGCCTGCTCCGGGCGTCGGGAACACAATCGTAAACGTGCCCGTGGACACCACTTGGTCAGTCACAAAGTCCAGAATGCACACCGCGTAATTGGTTGATGCCTGATAAATCATCGCACCACGCGTTGTGAACGTCGCCGTGGTCCAACTCGCATCGTTGAAGTCCAAATACGCCGTTGTGCCACTCGAGGTCGGAGTCACGTTGACCAAAGTCGCACCGCCAGTAGTATAACCACTGCCGTTGGCCAGTTCGTCCGACGTCATGCTGGTGTAGCTGGTCGTTGCCGCGCCATACGTGCCCACAATGCTTGCACCCGCTTTAAACAACGCGATTTTGTAAGCCGGAGTGGCCGACGTGGTGAAATTGTGTGAACCCGTAAGAAGCTGCACCTTGAAACTGGTGACCATTGCCTGTGTTAAGCCTGCCATATCGTTCTCCTGTTAAAAAAATCAAGCCCCACGCGCATACGGCGGAGGATTCGAGACCAACGGAACACGGAGCATCCCATCCCGAAACTCGTCGCGACGTCCGCGTCCCTGTTGCTCCATGGCCAGCTTCTGCACGGAATCCGTATACCGCTGCTGGAATTGCCCCAGAACGTCCAGCGGACCTTTGGTGAACAGATACGCCTCCACCAACACCGCATACGTCAAAACCTCCGGAGCGTTGTCCGAGAGCCACGTATTGGGGTTAGTCGCCGACAGCTGTTCGGTGCGCCGGAAGTAAGCCAGTTCCAACTGGTAATTCAACGATCCCGTCAAGGCAGGCGCTATATACAGCGTGGATTGGTCCCACAGGCCGTAATACTTCGGCGTGGCAGAGCTTGTGGCGGTATTTGCCGTGTATTCCGTCATAAAGCTAATGTCCCGCTGCTCGAGGAATACCCGGTTTCCATTTGTTGGAATGTATTGCACATACCGCGCAAACAGAAATCCAGACGGCACCGCGATTTTAGGCTGCGTCGTTCCTATCGTGGCAACGTCATACTCCTTGAACGCATCCAAATCGACATCACGCATGATGCGATTCTCTGCGACAAGGATGAAGTTACCCAACACCGTCGGCGTGAAAACCGTAGCATCAATCTCCATGTAGCTTTTGATGTTGTCGGTGAATTCGGTATAGTTCATGTGATCACTACCCTTACGGATCCAAGAAGACACTGCCCCAAAACCAAGTTTTTCTGCGCGTCAGGCATCATCCCGATCGAAGAAAACACTGAATTGCCCGGACCGCCAACATAGACATCCAACGGTTCTTTTGGCTGCGGCCGCGGCTCCTGCAAGGCAATAGCATCGGAGACATTTCTCCGGGGCTCAAGTTGCGGGTGTTTTGGCTCATAGCAAAATGGACAGGTCTTTAATCCCTGCCATTCTTTTCTCAGTTCACTGAGAAAAAACCGCTGATTGCAGCGATCGCAGAGCGCGAGTGATTGTCGGCCCTGTGCATACATGCTACGACATCGTCCGGTCAGGGACTAAATACACACTTGCGATGTCCCTATCTTCCTGCGCAGCACGCATGAAATCTTCTTCGTAAATCTGTTTCAGCATCACAATGCGATCGGGTGCCCGTTTCATTGCAATGTAGTAAGCCAAGCCAGAGGCCATGCACGGCAAGAATCTGAAGTTCAAATCCAACGTATCCGTGTACGACCCTGCATCCTGAATCCGACGTATCGCATAATACACGAAAGTGTAGTTAGTGGACGAGTCAGGATTCGGGTAAAAATATACCTTTGGCGTAATCGTCCGTTCCACGTAAAACTGAGCAGGACGCGACTGCGTAGCCTGTTTAGTTGGAGTGTGAATCCACTCCGCGCGGCTGAACCGATTCAAAGTGATATCGGTTGCCGTTCCGTTGACCGTGGACCGCACTACCGCTTCCAACACGTTGACCGTGTCATCGGGCAAGTCATACTCATACGTGCCCGCGACCAAAGGCAACGTCCGTTGTTCAATCGTCCAGAGGTTCAGGCCACGACTCGCCCAATCCAAGAACATTAGGTTCATGGATCGACGAGCCGTTTTGATATCATAGCCTGCACGAACTTGAAGGCCGCAGCGTTCATACGCTTCGGCAATCATTTCGTCCACGTCCAGATCGAACGTGGTTGTCCCGGACGTTGTCATTACCAGCTGGTCGGCTGCGGAATGCGTTCGGTTTTCGGCGTATCAACAGTGCCATGAACCTTTTGCGCACTAAAATTCACATCAGTTTTTTCCGGTTTTTTGGCTTGTTCAGTGGTCTCCGAGAAAACCGCACCAAAACCCTTGATCGCTGCACCTACTCCACGTTTGTGACTCATCATATGCTCCTTGTATCAACGACGCGAAAAACTACGTTTGGCAAAACCGCCGCGCTTCTTGTGCTCGGCTTTTTCTTCGGCCTTCGTTTCCTTGGCCTCATGTTTCTTCATTGCAGACTTACTGGCGTAACGCTCTTTTGATCCCTTTTCCAGTATACCGCCTTTGGCCTTGCGGACCGCTTTATGAGCCATGCCCATCGGCTCATTTTCATGCTGTTGCAAGCGCGAATCCTGCATCCGATCGTAAGCGGTTGGCTTGGGTTTTGCAACCTGACCGCCTTTTTTATAACCCATTTCACTGCCTACATCCATGTCCCGCGCGTCTTTTGACATCGATCGGCTTTGGCTAGTAACCATCCGTTTAGCATTGACGTCATTTGGATTTTCACGTAACCACTTAGCTTGCGCTTGAGGAGTACGGCCTTCTTCATATCGAGCAAGGTTATCGGCTGATTTAGCCTTTGCCTCATTTGCACGCGAAACAGCATCCAATTTAGCCTGCTCGTCCTTTTTCGCAATGCTCTTCACCGCGCGCGATGCGCCTTCCTTTTGAGAAAAAGAAGGGGCCATCTTTGAAATATTCTTCGCTTCGGTATAAGCAGGCGCGTTACGCAATGCACGAATTGAAGCAGGAATGCTTTTGCCCCTGCTCATAATCGCCGCCATCGCCGCCGCACCCAGTCCTAGACCACCAGCAACCTTTGCAGCATTGCGAACGCCTTCTCCATCGGAAGAGTCTTCTTCCGGCGCGCTGCGCGAGACACGGACCGGTTTGGCTTCTTCTTTGGGCTCCGCTTTGGATGCTTTAGGAGCAGCTTTGCGGACCGGGGCTTCTTTGAGATAGTCTTTGCTTCCGCTGACTCCGGGCGAAAAACTTTTTCTTTCAACTTCTTGCGCCTCGGGGTTCTCATCGCGCTCCCAATCCACTTCACCCGCTTCTGCATATCCGCGGACACGTCCACCCTTTTTGTAGCCGCTACTGAGCGCTTTGCTCATAGGACTCGAGGCATACGGGTTTTGTTGCGCAATCATCGGAAGGTTCCTGCCCATTTTACCGGGCATCATTGCCTTTCCGCGCCGATCACTGACCAAAGAAGAAGTTTTTTTCATGATTTTACCGACCTTTTTTGGCTTTTCCGCCTTTGGAATACGCTTTTTGCGGCGCAATCATAGGCAAATTCTTTTTCATTTTCCCCGGAGCCAGCGCGCGACCCTGCCGGTCGGAAATAGCACCGCCATCGCCCTTTTTGGTCGGAGCACATGCCATACCGCCTTTGGCCGCTTTAATCGGCAAACCCATTGCCATCAGCTTATGACGGTTGGTATTCTTCATCGAATAGTCCATTCTTGACTCCTTGGTTTAGCCGTAAAAGGCTGTTACGGTAACGGATGTTGGAACACCAACATACAGACCGGATTCTGCCAGAATACCATCTCCGGGACACATGAACGAAAACGTCGTTGCATTGGTTGTATCCACTTCAAGCAAGATCGACGAATACACGGACACGTTTCCAGAATTGGTCGCAGACGCAGCAGTTACCGTAAACTGCGAGGAACTGGCCGTTACAACAGCATACGCCGCAGAGACTGCATTGCCAGAAGTAATTGTCAGCCAGACCCGGTCGCCTGCGGAAAACGTGTTTGCCATGGTGACCGTAATGGTCGTAGTGGTTTGCGAATAAGTAGCCAAGGTAGGCGTGTTATTGGCAAACACCATGTGCGCCGTAGACGTAACAGAAGGGCACACAATACCGCCTTTTAAACGCGTACGGCCACTCGCTACCACCGCACCAGAAGTGCTTTTATGCAACGACTTTACATCATATTGAAAGCCCATATCGCCCCCATCAAAGGAGGACCCCGGTCATCGGGGTCCTGTTAATTAAACGGGTTGCGAAGTGCCATCTGACGCACGTTGCATATATTCCACCGTCACAACTATGGAACCTGCCGTCGGGTTGCCCGTAGCCGCTGTAAACGTGCCATAAATGGTCACATCACTGGTGCCAATGTTGTTGGTTTGAGCAACAACCATCGCAGCATCAATCGTGGCTTGCACAACTTTGACAGCAGAGGTGGTGGTATTGACCGTGGTCATGTATTTGTTGGCGGTGCCAACATTACCAAGCGTAACACCTACGTTACTTACGCTGTTGCCGCTAATCGCGGTTACAACTTCGATGTCAAAACGAACGATCTTCGAACCGGCCGGAATCACGCACAGTGCTTGAGCGGCAGGGGAAGTCAGCATTACGGCAAACCCAACAGTCGCAGTCTGAGCAAGAATCGGAGTGCCGGAATTCATGCCACTGGCAACAGTGCCTTGGCGAACGGTGCCTGAACGTACAGGACCTGAAAAAGAGGTAAAAGCCATGGTGAAACTCCTTGTGTTGTAGCACAGCCCTACACAGTCTCTACAATGTCTGCTGGGGGCAGTCTGTGCAAGTAAAATTTCCCAGAAAGGTAAAACAGGTGGACGCTTTA